CACCAGCCTGAAAATCCTGCACACCGCGGGAGGCTTGCAGAAGCGCCATGTTGCGGTGCTTTTGTGCCTCGGCATCCTGACTTGGCCCTGCGGTCGATTTATTCAATGCCGCTTGCATCTTCTGACCGGCCTGCTGAGCCTGTACAACCGCTTGTGCAAGCCCGGCCCTGAGCTGGTCATCTGATATCCCAAGTTCAACCGAGAGATTTCCAACGCTGGTAGACATATCAATTCCCCCGATTGCGTGAGGCACCGTCCATAATCTCAAACAGTGCCGTCACAGGCATATCCATCAGGTCTTTATAGCCGACGTGCATTTCGCTCATCATATAGGCGATGATGCGACTCCAATCGGTTCGCTCGCGAGGTCCGCCATCGTCGGCTGACCTGCGGCGTTCTCGTCTTTTGGGTCGGTTTCATTCGCTCCAAATGCAATCAATTGCATCTCGACCACATCGGTTGTGGTGGCGTTCTTGGCAATCGCCAAGATTTCATCCGGCTGTAAGTGCGGGTTATAGTGCCGCAAAACTGCCGATAGGAATGCAATTCCGAAATCGGCTTTCACGAGGAACTTTTGGGTACAGAGTGCGGTGATTGCATCCGGTGGCCAGAAGTGAGTCTCTTGAAGTGCCTTGGAAACAAGCTGATCAGCCAGTTCCTTGCCGATTTGTTCCAGCGCCTTGGAATCCTGAAGGATTTCATACGGCGTTTTCAGTTCGGACAGATACGACTCGATTTCAAGGGCGGCACCCAGGGTGAGTTTCCCCACCCTGTAAGGTGTGCCGTTGAAATCGCGAGTAAGGACAGGATTCGCGATCTTTGCAGGATTAGCCACGGATTAATTCCCATTGCCTTGAAATGTGATCGTCACAGGAATGGCCCCGTTGACCTGTGCCTGGCCAAATGAAACGTCCGCCACATAGGCTGGAAACGCAGCCCCACCACCGGTCCACGAAAGCGAGCCGTTGGCCCCGATGGTTGGTAGTGTGCTGTTTGCCGATCCAACATAAGTTGTAACGGTGGCCTTCCTATCTTTTAGCGTTGGCGTGACCGACTTGTATCCACCATCAGCAGTGGTGGTAGTGTCAGCCAATTCAATCGAGTCTGTGTAGCTTGCCGAGGCGGCTGCAATTGACGACCCACCGAACGTGACGGTGGTGGAATAGAACGTGGTTTTGGGAGTGGATGGCATGGTTCAAGCCCTTTCAATCGTAAGGAAGTCAGGTAGTCCAACGGAACTCTACAGGCACGGTGGCGGACCACAATGCGCCTTGATCGGTGTAATTGACATCAATTTCGACCGATTGCACCAGCGATGAATCTACGCCCGTGATCACGCCACGATCAAAGGTATCTGAAAGCGTTTGAGCCTTGGCAATGATTGCAGTGTCGGATACATCGAACAGGTAAAACGTGCCGGTTGTTTCCCAGTCACGATAGGTTGTGGTGGGTTCGTTTGGCGTGATTCGGGAAAACCTCAGCACAGCATAAGGCGGCTTGGCAGTCGCCTGAGCCAGTTGAAACGACAGGGGCAAGTCAGGGAATGTTGCCGACCATTTGGCACGGATGGCCTGAATTGTGTTCGAGATATTCATATCTGCTCATTCTCTCCCACACTTAAGCGAGTGTACTGAGTACCACGCGGCCCATTGCCGGGCACCACAGCCATGACCTCGTACCAGACGCCGTTGTAGTTGATCCGGTCATAAGCCTTGGCAGCGAATAAACCGTTGACGTAAATTAAAGCCATCACGTTGTTGCCTTCCGTCTGATTTACGATCGCAATGGAATCGGTCCGAAATTGCACGAACGCGGACATCGCGACACCGGTGGCCGGATAGGTCCGGTTGATCCCTCCGAGCGTTGCGGAGACGGTTTCGATGGCTGCGAAGTAGTTGATGACGTGTGGCGTCTGCATTATTTCGCAGCCCTCTGAAGTGCCAGGGCGAATTGAAACATGATCGCTTCCTGTTGCGACTCAAACGCCGGTCGCATGTAAGGCCGTGGTGGAAGTCTGATTAATCCCTTGCCGCCAAGTTCTTGGATTCTGGCGTACTTTAAACCTTGCTGTGGACCAATCCTAGCCTTGTAGTCACCTTGACTGTATTCGACGTTAATCTTCTGAAGATTTCCACTCTGTTTATGAGGTGGTGATCCAGCCGGAGAGGAACTCACCCAACGGTTCAACGGTGAACCGTACCAGTAAATCCCCTTGACCCCATTGTGAGAACCGCCCATTGTGAGTGATGCACCAGTCTTTACGCTTTTAATCGTTTTCAGACCCTTGATTTTGGCCATTCCGTTTGAGAATATCAGGGCGTTCTTTTGAGTCTTGTTTAAACCCCTAAAAGCCTTGCCAGATGACCGATTCAAATCGCGTGTCGCTGCCTTGCCAGTCACGTTCAATAGATCGACAGCCGCTCTTCGCACAAGCCTGGCTGACTTCTGGACAGCCTGCCTCAGTTCGCCCTGTAATCGGGATGCAAATGCGCCACCCTGCCAATCAAGTTTAAATGTCGCGTTAATCATCCAATCACCATAACCCGGTAGGGTTGTAAAATCTGGATGGCCATCGCAGGTAGACCGCCACCAGTAGTCGCCATCTGATAAGTGGCAGAATAATCGCCGATTCGTTCGCTGGTAAGGACGCCGGGATTCTGGCCATTGTTTTTTAGATGCACAGCCGTTAATGCGATCGCCAATTTCACATCGGCAGTCAAATCAGCGGGCAGAAAGATTCGAGCACAATATTGGTCGATTAACGATGATGCTGCCGACAGGTAGGCCACAGCAGTAGATGCCGCCCAGGTGCCGATCACATCGGTATAGGTGGTTGCTTCAGATTGCGAGATGTAAGCGGCCATGAAAATACCTCAAGTTAAAATGAGACCCGGCGGGCAGGGAGGACCCGCCGGGCTGACCAACAAAACCAAACTCAGGAAACGGCTTCTTTGAGGCTCGCGAATGCGCTGGCATCGCGAACAGCACCGCCGATGCGGTACTTGTAATTCAGACGAATCAGGTTATCACCTTGCTTAGACATGTCGTCAATGATGACCGTAAAGCCTTGGCGGACGAGCAGGTAGTATTCCTGAAAGTCACCAATCAGAATCGAGCGGGCATTGGCTGCGCCAGAAGCTGGCATGTATTCCACGTAGCTCACTGGAATACCGAACATTTGATAGCTTGGCGAATTGGAGAATGTGCCTTGCTGGAAAGCTGAAAGCAGAGGAAGCCCTTGGGAGTCCTTGACCTTATACAGCTTGCCATGCGTTGCACGGTTCATGACCCACGACAAATTGCTGGCGTAGCTCTCCTTGAACGAGAAGAACAGGTCAGCCATGTTGTCATAAACCTTGGCATTATCAGTGCCGAGGCTTGCCGATGTGCCAGAAAGCTGTGTGCCGATTCCGGTGTTGGCCAGAATGGCTTCCAGTGAGTCAGAAAGAGTGGTCGCCGAAAAGACTTCTTTGTCAATTCGGTTTGCAAACAATTTGCTCGACTCTTGTTGGAGGTAAGATGACATTCCCGGCGCATCTTGGAAGAAGTCAGCCGAAATATCCTGAACCATCGTGCCGGTCTTGGCCGTGATGGTGAGCTGCGAGAACGGCCCAGTGTCGATCGCCGTGGCTGTTGGCGATTCGCCTTTGGTTGGGCGGTTGTTGGTTCCGATGGTACCGACGCGGCCACTGTCCGTGTTGGTGTCGGTATTTTTCGGGAACGTGACACTCGAAACATTCGTCGTGATCACTCGACAGAGTTGCAAAGCCTTCGGTGTGACCGAGCGTTGCGTGATCACATCAAAACGGAAGTCTGGGGCGACAGCATTGGAACCGTTTGTGGACGATGCCAGAGTCATGGCCTTGGAGAAAGGAATAAAGAATTCATTCCATCCAAGGTTCCTGTCACCACCTTTACCGTATCGTTCGAGCATGTCGCGGTGATTGCGACTCGTCACGCGATCAACGTTACCACGGGCTTCCAGAAGCCCTTCAAACGCTTTGCTATAGTCGCGAGAGGAAACCGCTTCAGCGTCTGTCAGGCTGGCAAGGTCGCCACCGTCAATCACCTGACCACTGCGACGGTCGATTGTGGCCGCCTTGTAGGTTGGCTGTGGGCGCTGTGGCTTGGCCGACAGGCTTTCAATCATGGCGTTGGCGTTTTCAACAGCCTTCACCAGATAATATTCTTTGTCACAAGCCTCAAGCCTATCGTTGGCGGCTTGCAGGTCGGCAGATTTTTCGGCCCGAACATCGTCGGGAGCGGCCAGAATTTCATCACGCAGGGCGATCACGCTGGAAGCGAGTGCGATGCGGTCTTCGGCAATGGATGCCGCAGAGCGGATTTCGTTTGCAATACTCATCTTAAGAACCTTTCGTTTACCGCTTGGCGGCGGTCAATATCGAATCAGCCAATTCCGCCTGGCGAAACAATTTCGTCAGGTGCTTGGCATCCACCACCGGGGTCGGTGTTTCATCGTCGGATAGCGATTTCACGCTAATAATCGAAGCGTCAGCGTTGGCCGGGATCGGCACCACTGAGACTTCGATAATCTCCGATACTTCTTTGATCAGATTTGCACCCTTTTCAGAGAGCCTGATTTGACTTGCGTTTGGCTTGTATCCGTAGCGGTCCCATAGGTCTGAGACCTGCTTTTTGCTCAATCGTTCTGGCTGTCTCGCGAGAAAAGAAATCGACATCTTGCGAACCGCTTTTTCACGGAGCAGAGTGCGGATATCCTGACCGGCTTTGGTGGCGGAAAACGTGACATCCACTTTCAAACCAGACCGGTCCTCGGTCGCATCATTGAGCGTGCCGATCACCGCGGATGTTTTGTTTTCGTGATCAGACAGGACCAGTCCGCCAGAATCCATAAAGTCTTGAATAGACTTTTGAAACGCGCCAGGCAAAATGATGTCGCCTTGGCGGTCGATGTTGAGGAAGCGGGCAGCATAGCCCACAAACCCACCTGTATCGCTTGTCTTGATGCCGGAATCAGTCGATTTAGTGATCATTATCAGCCTCCAATATCCGGCCTGTTTTTGTGAATGATTTCGCGTTGCCGATTGCAACCGATAAGTAACCGCCCTCTTCAGCCGCAGCAAAGTCGATGTCTGAAGGCTGTAGGTAACCGTTCTCACCCGGCCTGACAGGTGGTTTTAAATCCTTAGGCATCTCGTCTTCAAAGACTTCCAAGAGAGAACACCGGCAACCGGGATGAAAAGGAGGGAACTTTAAGTCCTTATAGGTTTTGTTCTTACCGTTGGCCCCAAAGGTTCCGCCCTTTGGAATGACCGGGCATAATCGAAAGATCATTTGACACATCGGGCAGGCATCACCCGACAGGAGCAGTTCCCAACCGGTGATAAAATCAAGCCCCTCAGCAGCACTTGTCAGGCCGGTGTTATAGGCCCGTGCTGATTCGGTGATTGCGATTCGACGTGCTCGCCA